GAATCGTATTCGGTCTTTTTTTGTTTATCATTTAAAAACAGTGACTTACAAGTAAAACAATCACTTATCACGCCTCCTGTTCTACCGTATTGCACCCTTTTTCTACCTGTGTAGTCACTTTGTGGTCACTCCCTTTGCCGAATTTGGCTAGAGGGTTTAATGCCAGGGCATCTTCCAGATGATCTGGAGCGAAGTGGGCGTATCGCATTGTTACCCTGATATCCGAGTGCCCCAGGATGCGCTGCAAAACAATGATGTTTCCGCCGCCCATCATGAAATGGCTAGCGAATGTGTGCCTTAGAACATGCGTCATTTGCCCCTCTGGAAGCGTTATTTTCGCTAGTCTCAACACTCGATAGAATTGCTTATAACATGGATCAAATTCTTTTCCGTCCATCGCGATCAGGTCTTCATACAGTTCCTTTGAAATCGGCACTGTCCTGTTTTTTTTCCCCTTTGTGTTCGTGTAAGTGACCTTATATTTTGATAACTGTGAAGACTTTAATTTAGCAGCCTCATTCCATCTTGAGCCCGTTGATAAGCATATTCTCACTATTAGCGTAAGTTCTGGGTTACCGTGAATGTGGCAGGCATTCATCAGGGCTTTAACCTTTTCATTGTTTAACCACGCCATCTCTTTTTCTGGCTGATCGAACTCCCTAATATTTTCCAGGGGGTTCGGCAAAGACCATTCCCCCAATCTTTTTAATTCGTTAAATACAGCCCGTAAAAAAGCTTGCTCACAGTTAACCGTTCCCGTGCTGACCCTCCTTGTTTCAAGGCTGGTGCTATAGCCGTTATCGATTTCTCCGCGTAACCGCTGATCGCGATAATGGGCCCAATCCCGTGGGGTAATTTCCGACGCTACCGGATCACCCATGCCGTTACAGATTATGACCAATTTGCCAAGTCGGCCTTTTTTGTCATTTAGCGAGCAGCCATGCAGCCTATACCACAGATCGATTAACTCGCTCAGTTTGCGCCGGTCTTCCTTTTCCGCCATCCACGGCTTGGCTTTGGCCTGGTCGATCAGGTAGTTCTCGAATGCTACCGCCTCGCCCTTTGTATTGAATTTTTTCCTGGCGCGCTTGCTTCCCCGGCCGTTTATGTAGAAATCGCAGAGCCATTTCCCATCAGGTTGTTTTTTGATCGCCATGTTTTTCACCTGCAGTTACCTGCAGTAAAAATACTGTATGTAATTACAGTATTCAATGTTTGATAGGGAGAGTGTCATACATGGATTAAAAAAACCCGCCGGCAGCGGGTTTATGGTTAGAAGTGCAGGGCGGTTTGGCCAGACTTTGAAGGGTGCGGTGGCGCCGGGTCAACCTGACCGGGCTTAACAATGGAGCGCACAAAAGTTTCCATCGTGATAAAGACATGACTGCAATTCACGTTTGTGCATTGGTTGTAACGCTCTTTTGTCGTTGCTGTCACTTCGTTACTACTGCGGGTGTGCGCTGCATGGCCACACAAAGGGCATCGCATCATGATATTAGCCTCTACTGTATCGAAATACATACAATAGCACGATGTTTGAAAAAGCGAATATTAAACTTGCAAATCACTCCATATCGAGATCGGTTATCTTCACTTCAAGCTCCAGCGCCGTGGTAAATCCGCCATCTGCTACTGTGTGCGTGACGGTGGTTATCGTCCAGTCTGCAGCGTCGATCTGGCGCTTGAAACCTTTTACTGATACCGGCACTTCCGGGTAAAGCTCTGCCCGGCCCTTGGCCAGTGTAATTGAGAATTGCGCGGCGCCACGCTGGATTCGTTCCCAATTAGCCTTGGCTGCCCGGCGAGCGTTGGACGCATGTGCGTAGGTCCGACTCAATACATAAACGTTATCGTCGGTGCCTACCAGGTATTCTCCCTGTTTATCCTGAGATGCCGCTTTGGCGGTGGTCGTCTTGCGTTTGCGCTTCCGCTTTACCTTTACCGTTTGTGGTTTTGCCGCTTTTGTGTCGAGCCAACTTGCTGAAACGCCGGTATAGGCCTCTCGGTCAGCCAGGGTAAATTGGTGCTCATCGCCGTCGGCGCGCACGATTGTCATTGCCGGCAACGGCTTGCCGCTGGCGTTCACGCCTTGGCCCTGCTTGATGAATAGCAGTCTTCCATATTTTACTGCAGCAATCGCACCTACGCGGCGCGCCAGGCGCATCAGAAAGCTGCCATCTGATTCATTCGTTTGGTCGATGTGGTCGATAGTCATGGCGGCCATTTGCGGACTGATGGCCTGCTCCAGTTTATGGCGGACTGCAAATTGTTTAACGATCTCGCCGATGGTGGTTTTTGAATATGATTTTTCACGCTTGATATTCAGCGTGTTCCTGAAGTCTGCGCTTCTGCCGCGGAGTGTCGCCTTGTCCGGGGCGCCGGAATGGCCAATCTCGTCAATAGTGAAGGTGCCTTTATTGATCATTGGTTCGCCTTTCCACCCCAACTGCAGCTCCAATTGGACACCCCGTGAAGGCAGATCAACAGCGCCATCGGCATCGTCAAGCTCGATATCAAGCTGATCCGCCTCGAATCCGCGGCTGTCTGTCAACGTGAGGGATATCAGCCGGCTTTCCAGTCTTGTGGTTATATCCTTGCCGTTGAGGGTGATCTTGAATGCTGGCGCGCTGTCACGGCCGCTCAACCAGTCTGGCGAGTTCATGAGAGAAGCCCTCCGATAGCCGTGGTCGCCTGGTCTTTCATGATGCTCAGTTGCTCCTGCAGATCGCCGAGCATGGTGCCCAGGTCGTCATCCACGCGCTTTAACTTAAGCGTGAACTCAATGCGCCTGGCGCCGCCATCCTTGAAGAATACGGACTTGTTTAGATCCAGTCCTTCAATGACAAACATCCCGTAAATGGTCCCGCTGCCATCCAGCAAAGACCACGCTTTGCCGAGATCGGCGATTGTTTGCAGGGCCAACAATGACAGGCGGCCGCCGGTTATTTCTGGCAGCAACACGCCGCTGAGCGTAATGGTGTCGTTTTCTGGGCCCACATATTGCGCTGAAGGGCGTTTCCTACTCGGTTGTTGGTTGGGTAGCGCCAGGCCATTTGATGCTGCAGCTCCTGATAGGGGACGGTTTCAAGCATAAAGACGTATAACCCGAGTGCCATCATCATAATTCCCACCCCAGATCTCGATCTGAAAAATTACTGCGCGCCTTGGCCGCGTCTTTTTGCATGTGCTCCCGGAGCGCTTTCACGGCATCTGTTGCAACAGCTTTGCCGTTCTGGTTGTTTCTCGCGTCAACACTGAGATCGATCTTCGGCTGGTAGTAGAAGTTACCGCCGCTTGGCGCCTTAACAGGTTTCATGCTGGAGCCGGTAAAACGAATGGCCATATCATTTGCCGTATAACCTGTTGGTGCCGGCTCGCCCACCGAACCATATTTCTGGGCGATAGGGTTATTTTTTAGCAGCTCATTCGTCTGGGCTAATGCCTCGTTTTTTTGCGGCAACAGGTCCAACTTTTCAAGCAACCATTTAAATCCATCCATTACGGCGCGCAGCGGGGCGGTGATAACGTCCAGTCCTCGCTTCAGGCCAATGCCAATTTTTTCAGCAGCGCTACTGGCAGACCGTTTTATTTCTTCCCATGTTTCGCTGGCTCTGGCGCTTATGCTGGTCCAGACGCCAGAAATATAATCCTTGATGGCCTGCCATTTTTCGCTGGTATATGCACTGATGCTGTCCCAAAGTCTTTTTATTTTCGGCCCCAGGGTGTCCCAATTCATCCAGATATAGATTGCGGCTGCTGCGATGGCGGCGACTACTGCAAGGATGGGGTTTGCGAGCATCATTCTGCCCATCCAAAGAATAGCCTTGCCTGCAATTCTGAAAGACTTGGCCAGCAACCCCAGCACTGATGGGCCTTTGATTCCGAGCATGCTCAACGATAGCCGTAGCAGCGCGAATGGCCCTAGAATTGCGGCAACACCTAACATCAATCCACCAAAAGAGGTAGTTATGATAGCCACCGCACCTGCGGTTTTAATCAAAGTAGCTGCTACTTTTGGGTGTTCCTCAATAAATCGACGAGTCCAACCAATGATGTTTTTAAACCAGCCGATAACCTGTATTAAAGGTTTTCGTAACTTCTCGCCCAGATCGCTAAACATATTCGCCAGGCCAGTCTTTAACAGGGAGTATTGGGATGATAGGGAATCTTTATCGATATTTGATTCCCTTTGCATAGAACCTTTTGCTTTCCCGCCTTCCACTAAGGCTAATTGTCTATCTAGTTCGTCAAGATTATTTGCCAATTTAGCTGCATCATCGCCAAACTCCTTACCGAATAACATCGTCATAGCGCTTAGCCGTTTTGATGCGGGTAACTTTTTAATTCTCGAAAGCACGTCTTTAATTGTGCTCATCGCGTTATTGGCAATCCCTTTTTCCAGATCTGGAGCATTTAACCCCAACAAATCCATACCCTGGATAAATCGCTTTCCCTGCATCGATGCGATGCCTAATTCACGAACCATTGCTTTGCTGGCAGATGCCGCAACTTCTGGTTGAGTTCCCAATGAAAGGAATGTCGAACCGAGTGCAGCTGCTTGCTTATAACTTAATTTATCTGCGACATCCCCCATGCGCTGCATTACGTTAATAATGTCAGCACCTTTGGCTTGAGAGTTATCATCAAGGTAGTTCAGTGCGTCGCCCAGATCTTCGATCTTCTGTGTTGGAACTTTATAGAGGAATGCTATTTTCCCTAGGTCATCAGCAAGCTGATCGGCTGGCAACTCAAAGGCTTTTGCTGCCTTAGCGGATGTCATGGCAAAGGAAAGCAGATCGGCCTTTTGTTTAGCCCAAGGGTCCTGGTCACTGGCAACCCCCATGCGAGCGCCACCCTCGACCAGCGAAGCAAAATCTACTGCTCCATTTGCCATTGGGATTTGTTCTGATGCAGCTTTGATAGCCTGTTGCATTTCATAATATTTAGCCGTGCGACCACCCTTGTCATCTAGCAAAGGGTTAACCTGTTTAGCCACGCCTTTCATCGCGTCTTCAATAGAGCTATAGCTTTTCACGGCCGCTAG